TTTGATTTTTTAAGAAAAAACTTAACTTATGGTGGAACTTTTGAACAAACTGCAAAAAACAATACAGCTATATCAAATGCTCATCAAGCACAAAAAACATACGCTACTCAACTAACTTTAGGAGTTGGTGAATCAATGGATAAGATTCAAAAAACAATACAACAAGCTGTATCTAATGGAGGAGCATTAAATCAAACAGATGCTTTAGATTTAGTTAAAGCAATTACATCATACAGAGCACCCTTGTTTGTAGTTGAAAGAGAGTTTCCAAGTTTATCTGGAACAGCAAAAAGATCTAAAATGGAACAGATAGAAGCTGAAGCACTTAAAAAAATAAAAAGTTTTGAAGGTAATGGAAATAAAATAGATTACGAATCTTTAGGAATAGATTCTAGTAATCACGTTTCTACCATACTTCAGAGCAACAAAGGATTGTTTCAACAAAACGAAGCATTGTTGTCTAAGTTAGTTGAAGGTAAAGATTCTATACCTGGATTGACTTTAGAACCAGGTTTTAAAGAAGCACTAATTTTAAACAATGGCATGTATGGAACAACTCTTTACAGAGGAATCTTAGACCCTGACTTTAAACCAGCTTCAGACGTATATGAAAACGCTATTAAAGAAATACAAGAAACTTTTGGTTTACAAGATAAACTTGGGAGATCTAAAGCTACACAAATTTTTGATGATATAAGAAACCCAGCTAACTTAAATCAAACTTATGAAACACCTGAACTATATGTAAACAATATAAAAAGTGGACTGTTAAAAGGAAAAACATTAAAAGACTTACCTTCAGTTAGAAAAGCATTAGGTGAAATAACTCCTTTAAACTACAAAGAAGGATCAGAGTGGAAAGATGCTTTAATGGACGAGGCGTTTGCAACAACCGCTACCATGTCTAAAGTTGCTACTTTAATAGGAGACATAAAATATTTTGATGAAATTAAAGAAATTAATGATTTAGCAATTCAAAGAGGTACAACACCTTTTTTAAGAACTGCTAAAGATCTGGAAAGTAAGGGCGTAAATGCACTTAAAGAAGATGGATCATTAAGAGAAACGCTTCAAGCACAAAGCCCAAATACTGATGAAGTAATTGAATACGCAAAGTTTGATGAAGCATCTGGCGCATTAGAAAATACTTATGCTCCAAAAGTTTTTGTTGATGCTGTTAAAGGTGCATCAAAAGATTTTCAGGGATTGCTACCTCCGATTTTAAAAAATACTTATAAGGGATTGTTGGCTTTAAAAACTGTTGGGCAATACAACAAAACTTTATTATCAATTAGTGCTCACATAAGAAACAATACCAGTGCCCCAATATTTGCAGCAATGAATGGCAACCTCGGTCCTTCTGCTAATTTTACAAAAACTTTCAAAGAAGTATTTTCTGGAATAATTGATCCAAGAAACAAAACAAAATATCAAGAACAAATTAAAGAAGCCAGAGACTATGATGTTGTAGTTGGAAGATCAGTGCAGTTAGAAGAAATAGCTGACTTAGCATCTTATGCATCAGAGGATGTTGCTTTGATGAAAAAAATACAATCAAACGGACTTGTAGATAGAGTACAAAAAAGTGTTTTAAAACCAATAGAAGGGCTTTACACAGGTGCAGATAATGCTGCTAGATTATTAAACTGGAATGGCGAACAAGCAAAACTTTTAAATGCAATTGATAATTCATTAGATGACGCTGTAATTCCTGTTAATGCCGTAAAGAATTTTTCTGATCCTGACATTCAAAAACTTATTCAAAAATCGCCAGATGATCAGCTTGGAGCGGTAGTGAAAGTTGGTGATTTAAAAGCATCTGGAGCTGTAGATAAATTCGTTAAAGGTGAAGCTGCTAACATAGCTTTAGATGTAACGCCTACTTACTCTAGAGTTCCAGAGATAGTTAAAACATTAAAATTTATTCCTGTAATTGGTAACTTCTCATCTTTTCCTGCTGAGATATTTAGAAACACAGGCAACACAATTCAAAGATCAATTAAAGAATTAGCAAGTAGTAATCCTGAGTTGCAAAAAATAGGTATGAGAAGAATAACATCTGCATTAGCAACAACAACTGCAATTCCAGCTGGATTAGTAGCAGCGGGGACAGCCTTGACAGGTTCAAGTCAAGAACAAATAGATGCTTACAAAAGATCCTTTGCTGCACCTTGGGAAAAAACAGCTACTTTAATTCCTATAGAAACTGATGCAAACGGAAACATCACAAGCTTTATAAACTATAGTTACACCAACCCTTACGACACTTTACAAAGACCTATTAAAGCCATATTAAATGCTTATCAAAACGGAGTTAAAGATGAAGCAAGCCTAGGCAAAATAGCATTTGATGCTTCATTTGATTCAATCGCAGAAACAACAGATCCATTTTTGTCTTTCAGTCTTTCAGCTAATGCAATAGGTGAAGCTTATGGCGGAAAAACAGAAACTGGTAGAATTGTTTGGAATGAATCAGATCCATTAGGTGAAAAAATTGTAAAGGGACAAGCACATATATTTAATTCTATAGCTCCTACTGCTCTTCCTTTTACCATTCAAACAGACGCTGAAGGAACTAAATTTGTACCAAAGGATTTTATCACTGCTGCTGGTTCTTTGATTACAGGAGAAGATGATTTAATTAGTCCAAAAGGTAGGCCTATTGATGTAGGAGAAACAATGTTACAGGCTTTTACAGGAGTTAAAGCTATAAAACCACAACTGGAAAAATCTTTATATTATAGAGCAGCAGAATCTAAAAGAGCCATAAGAGAAACAACTAACGAATTTAATAGATTGCTCAGATCAAACAGCGAGCAAGATGCGGAGACTTTTGTACAAGGATATATTAATACCAATGAAAATAGATATACATCTTTAAGAGATCTTTACAACGCAATTGAAGATGCACGTGCTCTTGGGTTAACTGAGACGGAAATTAGAAGACAATTAAAAGTTGCTAAAGTTGCTGACAGAAGTTTGGTTATGAGAGGAATATTTAAACCTATGGATGTAAATCCAGAGGTGTTGCAATTCGCAAGAAGAGCTACTGAAGGAAAGGCTAGACAACCAGTTCCAAGATCACAGTTGTCAGGACTTAGACGAGATTTAAGACAAGGTTTACAAGGACAATTCATAAGACCTGGTGTAGAATCCTCAAGCCCATCTGTTAGAACAGCATCAAATGTTCTCAGACAAGAGGAAATAAATAAAATTCTTACAGGATCACCTTAAACTTGAAAATAGATTTACCGTTAGAGATATACTACTCAAAGAAAAAGAAGTTTATCCTTAACCTCAACAACTACCGCAACGCTCATTACCGGGTGTTATCCACAGCTAAGAAGCTTTACTCAGATGAACTTGTACCCAGACTAGAAGAGTTTGATGGTTTCTCTGAGCCAGTTACTTTGACCTATACTTACTATGCTAGAAGCAACAGAAGACTAGATATAAGTAACCCTTGTTCCATTATAGATAAGTTTGCGTGTGATGCTTTAGTTAAGGCTGAGATCCTGGAAGACGACAGCTTCAATCAGATCAAACAGGTGGTGTATATATTTGGTGGTGTGGATAAGGACAATCCAAGGTGCGAGCTAGAGATAACTAAAACGGAACTCCTGTCTCAACCCAAGGCTTAATCTTTACTATCGTTCCTTGTAGGCATTTTTTAATCCACTCAGCTTTCTTCAGTATATCCATAGGAAACCCGGAGTTGACCACTTGTATTAGTTCTTCACTAGAATAAAAGTTATTGTCCTCAGAGTGTTTGTTGGCTGGTACGTTAACGAATCTAAAGTCGTCCTTCTCATACACAACGATGTCTTCGTCCTTCTCTATGAGCGTAGCCGGTATTAGTTCTGGAATATAGTTGTGACGATTACATCCTTTAGTCTGACGGTCTGTGTTGATCTTCTTATCGTGCTGAGTGCAATGCCAGTGAGCATCTTCCTTATCTATATCTACTTTTGCGAACCGACATGAGCGACAGTGGATCTTCGCGGGCAATGCTCTACCCAAGTAAGAAGCTTGTTGAGCCGGGGTCATGTAACTGCGGATGCGATAGTCAGTCTCAGGTATGTAGTTCTCTGGTGGTGACTCAGATAGTAAAACGTTCTTGGCTTTATCCATCAATGTATCAAATAGATCTCTATCAAACTCTACAATCTCAGTATATAAATCTGAGTTGTTCTTGTTGTATACGATAGCTATGGCATGTTTGAACTTAAACAAACCCATGTATAAATGTAACTGAGCAGCGTACTCATCAGACCACTCGCAGTAACTTCCTAGCTTGTTTAGATTGTTAAAGCGATTGTCGTTAGCTGTCTTGAACTCTAGTAGATATGGGTTCTCTTGATCTAGTCCCGGGAGGTTACTTGCTACACCGTCTATATGGCCTTTAACGTGCCCTCCTAGGGCTTTAGTTTTAAACTGCTTACCATTCTTATCTACGTCATAGATCTTCGCACCAGGTATCTTTCTAAGCTTCTTAATAAGGTCATCTTCTACAACGTTACCTAGATCTAACAAACGCAACACTCTAGGCTCCCAATCATCTGGCATCAACCAACGGTAACGCATCCAGACTAAACGCTGGTTAGGATTACCAATCCCACTGATACCTAAGTAAAACCTTTGGTGTCTCTCCTCGTCTAGTTCAACCTGATCTAGTAAGTCATGAACGATTGTCATAGTTTTATTCTCTCATTCTTTTTGTTTCTGATACCAATGACATTCTCATACTGACCTTGCTTTTGAATAGCTATCTCAGATATAGAATCAAAGGCTCCATTGTTTATTAATTCAGCAGCCATCCATGCTTGCTTTGGAGATCCCCATTCATTGGTAATCTTCTTCCATTTACGCACGGCCATGTTGTGTGCGGTGGGGTGTCCAAACATAAGGGGCATCTTCTTAGGAAAGAACTCATTGCCTACTGTAAAGATCACCTGACAGTATTCACTGCCGTTCTTAGACTTAGTTACTTTAGCAAATATATCTGTTACAGGTTTGAATACAGGCTTAGACTTAGCCCTCTCATCTGAAAGTACAGCTTGCTTCTCTGCTTTAGTTCTTCTGGCTACCTCTCTTTCTTTCTTAGTCCACAAAGATTTAGTTTGTTTTGCCTCAAAGACTTGTCCGCATTCAATACATTCTTTAGCTGATGGTGAGTTGATCGTATTACAAGATGCACATATCTTAGGATGATATCTGTTTTCAGTAGCTCCGGGCGATACTTCATCCAAGCATCCATGTCTAGCAACGTTCTCTCCGTAGTCCAGAAGCAAGCAGTTGTTCTTATCTTCGTGGATCCTCATCCCTCTACCGCACATCTGCACGTACAGTCCTACGCTTTGTGTTGGTCTAAGTAATGCTATGCAGTCTGTCCTGGGGGCATCCCATCCTTCTGTCAGGACACCAACGTTACAAAGCGCATGAATCTTGCCAGACTCAAAGTCAGCTAGTGTTTGACTACGTTCCTTGCTAGGTGTCTCCCCGGTAATAACAGCGGAGCTGATACCATACTGCTTTAGATACTGTGTCATCTTCTCAGCATGTAAGACTGATACACAGAAGAATACTGTTGCCGTTCTGCCTTTGGTGTAAGCGTTATCAATCCAATCACTTACCACCTCTACTATAGTCTCATCTACCATAGCCACTTCTTCTAGTTCTTTTTCTCTGAAGTCTCCATTCTTAAACTTCAAGCTGACAGATCCAGCATCAATGATAGCCTTGTCGTTTACGGCATAGGCAGAGAGCCTACATAAATAGCCCTCTCTGATCAATTCTGGGATAGATACGGTATAGGCTAGACCTCTAAAGAAATGATCCTTACGCTTGCCGTATATGTATCCTTGACCCATTCTGTATGGTGTTGCAGTACAACCCATAACTTTCATGTCTCCACGATCAGATAACTCAGTGATAATCTTTTGATACCTGGTGTGTGATGTAGGCGGTACGTTGTGTGCCTCATCTATAATCATGTAGTCAAACTTGCCAACCTTGGCTAGTCTTTTCGGTGAAGCCAATGTATCTCTGCTGGCTATCAGTATCTGTGCATCATGCTCAAAGCGTTTCAGTCCAGCTGCTAATACACCGACCGGGGCATCAGGCCATACAGACTTAAGTTTCTTTTCTGCTTGATCTACTAATTCTTTTCTGTGTGCTAAGACAATAAACCTAGCTCCAGGATCTTTAGCCAACACTTCTTTAATGAAGTGAGAGAAGATAATCGTCTTCCCAGCTGCGGTGGGTAATGCAATTAGAGCATGTTCGTTGGCTGGTTTGGTTTCAAACCAATGGTGTAGGGAGTTGATTGCATCCCTTTGGTAGTATCTTAATTTCATTTAATCGTGACAAAAACAACTTCTACTATCATCATCAAGAAAATCTATTTGTGCTTGTTTCTTATTTGAAAGATCTAATATATCTATATAAGAAATTTTATTTTTAAATGTGTTTTTCATTTTTTTTTCTTCATTAATCCACCATTCTGTTAAGTCTGGTTTTTCTTTTACTAATTTTGTTAGCGTTCTAGTTCCTTTTAAAAAACAAAGGTCGCAATTACCAGCTAAAGTTTTGCCATCATGACTGGGTAGTTTTAAATCAAACGTGTTGTTATTCCAAAAATTTGAAACATCCTTTAATGTTTTTTTATCTTCGTATAAAGGGGAATAACTTTCCCATTTATTTTTGCCTGTTTCGTTTTGTGCTTTTTGTTTTGCAACTCTATTTGGTTCGTCATGTCGAAGACCAACAATATTATTCCATTCTTTATATCCTTCGTTTTGCATAAATCTTTTAAACACATTCATCTTTAATTCTTGTGTGCAAATTCTTAAATAAGGATTGGGTAACATTTTTTTTCTTTTATTCAATTGTGCAAATGGTTCACCGTTTCTGCTCGCAGTTTCGTAAGAAACTTCTTTGGTTCTATAAATTGGCCTCTCTTCATGTATATCTAATTCAACCCACCTAATTTTTACATTCCAATTAACAGCACAATTATTTATAAAATCTAAAGTCTCTGGCATTTCCTTGCCTGTATTGGCAAATACCACATAACAGTCTTTAGGTAGTGTTCCGCTATGAGCATCTATAATTTGTTTGAGCATATATCCAGAAGTTCTACCACCGCTAAAACTAATTAGGGCGGGACCTTCTATCTTGTATGAATTCATTAGTGAATAGATCCATTCTGCACTTCATAGAAGTCAAACATCCTTTCTACTATGTCTGGAT